AGTGAAGAACAGTATCATGAACCGCTTCATCGTCGCCAAGAACCGCGGGTACACGGGTAGCCTTCGCGAGTTTCAGCAGGAGCTCAAAGCCAGTGGCACCCTGGTGATGAAGGAACGCAAGCGACCGCCTCAGAAGCGCAAGCCGCGTGAACTGGAGCGGCACATCAGCTACGTGGTGGAGCGGGCGAATGACTCCTAGTGAAATTCTTGGTTTGGGTCCCGACGCCACGCTCGAAGAGATCCGCACTGCGTTTCGCCGCTTGGCGATGAAACACCACCCTGACCGTGGAGGCGACCCCGAAACTTTCCAGAAGATCCAAGCGGCTTACGAAAAGCTCAAGAAGCCCACGCGCTGCACAGTGTGCGGTGGCAAGGGCGTCATCCGCATCAAACGCGGGGCCTTTGTAGATAAAAGTCCCTGCCCTACTTGTTGGCCCACGAAGGACATGTGATATGGCTTCGATCGGTGGTAAGATCGACGCCCTCTTCGCGCTGCGCGAAAAGAAACGCAAGCACGAAGAGGGCATCAAGGAACTTGAGAAGCAGATGGAGGTGTTGCAGGCTGAGCTCATCACTCAGCTGCAAGCGGAAGGGATCAGTTCGAGCCGCGGGAAGACGGCTACGGTGAGCATCTCGGAGAACGTCGTCCCCCAGGTGGAGAACTGGGACGAGTTCTACAAGTACATCAGCCGCAAGAAGTACTTCCATCTTCTCGAACGTCGTCCATCTGTCTCTGGTTGCCGGGAGCTGTTCGAGAAGAACGGGCGCATCCCCGGCGTTGTCCCCCACACGCGTGTCACCTTGAACCTGCGCACCGCGAAATAGGAGCGAGAGCAAATGGCAGCAAAGAAAGCAACACCCCGCGTCACGTCCAACCTCCCGGCTGTGGTCACCCTGGCCCAACTGTCCGAGGAGAGCAAGGCCATCGCCTCGCGCATCGGCGCCGCCAGTGGCGACCGTATCCGATCCGAAGGCAACGTCAAGTTCATCCTCCCCGACGGCTCCGAAGGCACCGAACTCGAGTGCGTCGTGCTCGACTTCATGAGCCACAATCTGTTCTACGATCGCGCGTTCGATCGCGACAACCCGGTCCCACCGGCGTGCTTCGCCATCGGCCCTGAACCGACGCTGCTGACTCCTTCAGACAACTCACCTGTCGCGCAGTCCGAGACGTGCGCTGGTTGCCCGATGAACCAGTTCAACACGGCAATGGGCGGCGGCAAGGGCAAGGCCTGCAAGAACACGCGTCTGCTCAGCCTGATTCCGTTGTCGGCATTCGACACCCCAGATACAGAACACCCGATCTGGACCCTGTCGGTGCCCCCGGCTTCCATCGGCAACTTCGACACGCTCGTGCGCACTCTGGCGAGCAAGCACAACACTGTGCCGGTCGGCGTCGTCACTTCGATCACGCTCGGCGAAGGCCAGTACTTCTCCCCGAAGTTCTCCATCGTGCGCCCGCTGACCCAGGACGAGCTGAACTACTTCTACCCGCGTCGCGCCGAAGCCACGGCTCGCATCACGGCTGAGCCCGATGTGTCGGGCTACGAGCCGCCGCCGCAGCGGAAGGCCCCTGCCCCCAAGGCGCCCCCGCCGAAGGGCAAGCGGTAGCTTCAACGGGAGACTGGCCGCAGGGATTGCCCCGGCTACGCCTTGCAGAAGCCTCGGCGTCGAGCGTCCAGACGCACAACCGGAACCACCCAGCGCCCAGTCCTCCCTCCCAACACCCGGCAGCCGGTCCGGGTCTCCACCGGCAACCTCATCAACTGAAGTGGAGCAATGAACCATGGGACGTCCCAAGAGTGTGATCCTCTCCCCGGCCGAGACCAAGGCGGAGATCAAGGCCAACAACGCCCAGGCCAAGGAGCTGCAGGCCGCGGTCAAGGCCAACGAGAAGATCCGCAACGACGCGGTGAAGGAGTACGACCGCGTCGTCAAGGCGGCCGAGAAGACCCGCGACAGCACGATCAAGATTGCGGACAAGGAGATCTCGCGCCTGACCAAGCAGATCGACGTGCTGACTGCCAAGACCACCAAGCTGCGTGGCGCCGTCGAGACCCCGACGGCCTGAGTCGACGACCTGCCGTGGTGAACCAAGGGCTCTCTTCGGAGAGCCCTTTTTGATGGAGAATCTGATGGACCTGATGCTCGATCTCGAAACACTCGACACTGCTCCGACCGCTGTTGTTCTCAGCATCGGAGCGGTGGTCTTTGATCCGTACACCGGCGCACGCGGACCTTCGTTCTACAAGGAACTCACCAACTTCCTGGAGCAGCAGACCGGCGTTGGTCGCACCATATCCCCCAGCACCATCCTCTGGTGGATGCAGCAAGAAGCTGGTGCCAGGGACGTTTTCGCCAAACGTGAAAACAGCCAAACCCGCTGCAGCCCTCTTTGGGCCTTGTGCGAGCTCAACGATTTCGTCAAGGAGCACGCCATCCAGAACGTGTGGGCCAAGGATCCTGATTTCGATGTGGTGATCCTGCGTTCGCTATACCAGACCAACGCCCCGGACCTGGTATTTCCATTCAAGTACAGCGCAGGCCGCTCGGTACGCACGGTCGAGGCCATGCCGTTCGCTCATCTGCGCGACAAGCCGCCGGTGACGCACAACGCCCTGGAAGACGCCCAGGCTCAGGCATTGTCCATCATGTCCGCATTCGCCGAATACCGCGCCCTGATGGAGAGGAACTGATGCCTCAGTATCCTGTCATTGGAATCGCAGGTCCGGCGCGCGCCGGCAAGGACACCGTGGCCAGCTACATCCTGGCTGCGCGTGGATACGGCTATCGCTACGGTTTCGCCGATCCGCTCAAGCGCATGCTGCTCGCGCTCAACATCGACTGCACCGACCCGTTCTGGGTCGAGAACAAGGAGAGCCCGATCCCGGCTCTCGGCGGCGTCAGCCTTCGGCATCTGATGCAGACCCTCGGTACCGAATGGGGCCGCCAGCTGGTGCATCCCGATCTCTGGGTGACCCTGGCCAAGCAGCAGTACGCAGACGCCGGCCCCGGAATGGTGATCGCGGATGTACGCTTCGAGAACGAAGCCAAGTGGATTCGTGCCACTGGCGGCCTGGTCATCCATATCCGTCGCACGAACGTGCAGCAGGTCAAGCCGCACGCCAGTGAGTTTGGCGTGGCCATCGAACCGACGGATGTGTGCATCAGCAACAACGGAACCCTGGAACAGCTTCACGCAGCTGTATCGGAGATGTTCGGCCATGGGTAATCGAGTCTTACTTCAAGTCATCAAGCGAAACGGACTGCCGGGGTATTCGCCGGTGATCTATTGCCACTGGTTGGGGGGCGAGGCTGTAGAAGCCGTCAAGCGCCTCGCAGTGCGCATGGACAAGCGACGTGGCGATGTGGACTACATTGCGGCGCGTCTTCTTCAAGAGGCGATAAACGGCGACGGTGGGGACACAGGCTTCGGTCTCATGAACGTCAACAGAGTCCTCACCGCAAAGGATTCGCATGGAGACGCCGGCATCATCTTGGTCGATGCTGATACCTTCGAGATGACGTTCATCGGCGGGTATCTGAGTCATGGCCACGGGTCCTGAGAACCGTTTCATCAAGAGCGTTCATGATGCCCTCCCCGGGGGGCATCATGAGAAGATGAACAACCCATACCGGCGTGGAACCCCGGATGTGTTCTACAGCGGCAAGAAAGGCGACCTCTGGGTCGAGTACAAGTACATCGCGAAAGTACCGAAACGAGCGAACATCCTTCCGGAACTCTCGCAGCAACAACTGGAGTGGTGTGAAGCCCGCTATCGCGAAGGCCGCAATGTTGCGGTCATCGTCGGCACCCCCAAAGGCGGCGTTGTGTTCCGGCAACTGGAGTGGATGTCTCCTATGTCGGCAGATGATTTTCAGCACTATTTGCAGTCGAAGAAAGACATCGCACTCTGGATCTACAACCAGATCGGAGATGCTGCGTGTCGCTCCTCACTACACTCACTCATGCCAACCGAGTAGCGTTGGCGGTGTACAAGCTCCTGGCCACCGGAGTCCTGGGGTACTTCCTGATCAAAGACGTCGTCAAGGATCGCCGTCGTGGCCGCCGGCTCTGAGTTCAAGACGATCAAGGAAGCAGAAGCCGTCGTCGGAGGGCTGAGCTACCCTTCGAAGATGCCCGGGCTCGCCTATGGCCTCCCTGCACGCCGATGTCAGATTGGTTCTATCTTGGCCAAGATCAACGGCTCTGTGTGCTCCAGCTGCTACGCTCTGAAAGGTCGGTATGTATTCCCCAACGTACAGGCCGCTCAGGAGCGTCGTTTCAAGACTCTTCGGGACCCTCGGTGGGTATCTGCGATGGTCTGGCTCATCAAGCGAATGAATTGCCGGTGGTTCCGCTGGCACGACAGTGGAGACATCCAGGGGTTCTGGCACTTGGAGCTGCTGTGCGAAGTAGCCAGGCAGTGCCCAGAGACTCACTTCTGGCTGCCCACCCGGGAACGCGCCATGGTCCGTTACTTCAAGGGGGCCATCCCGCCCAACTTGGTCATCCGCATATCTGGCACCATGATCGACGG